TAGTTTTGATATGACCTAGCCATTTTATTTTACTATAATATAATTAATTTGATAATCTCCGAATGTTGTTGTTACTGTATACATATTATTTAATATATTCCTTCTTTTAATACTGTAGTTATTTTACCATAATCTTCTTCTCTTCTACTTTCTATTTTGATTCGAAGACTATCCCAATCCATATTCATAGCATAAACACATAGCTCTTTTTTAAATGGGATGTTAATATAGAATGGTATTTTTAAACCAAAAGAGTTTTTTGAGTGTCTCATATATGAGTTTTTCACTATTTTATTTAATATTTTTTTCATATTTTATATTTTATTATTTTAAATCAAACATATCTATTTTTACCAAACATCATAATATGTAATCTAGGGCAAAACCTCCATCCTCGTTTAATTGCTTGTTCTGCAATCCAACCAGTCCTTGAATTTAAAGTATTCACATCAACTCCTTCAGGCATCAAACATATATCTGAGGGTTCCCATCCTTCTAATTGGTTTAAAATTTCTTCAATTTCTATAATATCTTGGTCTGTAGCTACTACAAACTTTAGTTGGCAATCATTAAAACCGGATACTTTATTATTTAAGAATGATTGGATAACAGGGATATTAATTCTGTCTTTTTCATGCTTTTTAGCCCATTTTTCACTATATTCAATCCCTGTTTCTTTAAGATTAGGTTTATGAGGAGTTGAAGTAGATAATTTAGGGGACATTGAAACTAAATCAGTATTCAAACTTATTTTTTCTGAGTATATGGTTGCATTAGTTTCAATAGTTGTATGGTATCCTAGTTTTTTTAATTTTTCTAAAAGTTCTTCTAAAGCTTCAGTTTGCATTGTAGGTTCACCTCCAGAAATTACAATATGTTTAATATTTTGATCTTTAGTGTTTTTTATTACTACCTCTATAATATCATCTACCTCCATTTTATTTTTTTCAGGGTTATGAGATGAATATGGGGTATCACATGGTGATCCTTTTCCATCTAAACCTACCCAGGCACATCGCAGATTACATGCTGATGTACGGATAAAAAGACATGCTGTTCCTGTTAGTTTTCCTTCTCCTTGAAATGTGGCGGCACAATTAAATCCAGTCCCATCTTTTTGGTGGGGTAATCTATTCCCTTTCCCATCGTGAGTTATGGGGAATATCCCTCCTTTAACTAAGTTAATTTTCATAATTTTTATTAAATTTATTTATTATTTCCTCTTCCTCTAAGGGGAATGTTATTTTCAATTATCCTTCTTCTAATCATAGGTACACTTGTATTAAATATCCTAGCAATTTCGGGTGTATTCAACCCACCTTTGTACATTTCTGTAATTTTAATAACATTTTCATCTAAATACGAATTTCTTTTGGTTGAAGGGTGGGATTGAAATCTTAAATATTGAGATTCACTTCCACTCCTTAATAAATCTTCACATATAATTCTTATAGTACCCTTATCACAATTATAAAATTTAGCTAATTCTGTAGGAGTGTAATTATTAAGATATTTAATTCTTATATCATTATAATAGTCATACCATAAATCTTTTCTAAAACAATGTTTATTAACCCCATCACTCCCAGTATTGATAATATTATAAGTATTAGGACTATTACAATATTCCTCAGTTAATAGGGAGGATTCATATTCTACTGCTTTTTCTCTTGTATCGAATGTTTTTAAAATTAATTTTTTAAAATTATCAATACCCTCAATTTCAATTACTTTTAATATGCAAGTACCACTTCCCATATATTTATCTTTTTGTGGGTTGGGATGAGTTCTTACACCTATATATTCTTTTTGATTTTTAAGGTTTACTATTTTATAAACATAATGTTGATTGTGTGTTCCCATATAAGTACGATTTTACTATACATATGTAGGAACCTTAAAAGTTCCAACTAATCTCCTTGAAATGTTCCTGAATATTGGAACCCTGTAGAGTTATTTTCTAGATTATCTTTTATAGGGAATATTCCTCCTTTTACTAAATTTAATTTCATAATATATTTTTTTGTTTTAATATTAATTTTATCTGTATCTCACTAGCATCATATATTTTATATAATTCAGTAAATATTTTATATTGGTGTTACTTTGGAATTTTTCAATTAATTATTTCCCAATATGTTGTTTTTACAACCTTTATTTTTTTCTTTACCCTATTAAATTCATAAATATCACTCTTTCATGATCCCAGTCAGAATCACTAACATAAGTATTAGTTTCCCAATAACTCATCCAATTCTCTTGGAACTTTATGAAAATATTCTTGGTTAATCTACATAATTGATCTTGTAAAAAATTAGAATTCCTTCTATGTTCTGTATAGCTTATTTATTTGGTTTAACAGTTATCGTATATTTTTTAGTATAACTAGAATCCTCGTTTTTTACTAACACACCTAACACGGGATTAAATGCGTTCGAATCAAACATAATTGGTGTAATGGCAACGTTTAAGTTGGAGTTTTCTAAAGCAACTTTAATTTGTTGAATTATTGACATCTCATTAATTTCTAATTCCATATGGTCTTTATTGTTGTTGTTTATTTTATTCTTCATAACTAGCTGAGTTTCTTTCGTGTTCATATACCTCTACTTTAATAGCTTTAATTCTATTATCTGTTTCATTTGATAAAAAATCATTAATAGTTTTATAAAGATATTCTGCAAATCTTTCACAACCCACACTATCCATAATTCTAAGTTGGATGATTCCATCTTCATCCATTTGTTTAAATTTTTCTAAATATGGATCATCTTGTGATATAATTGTAGTATGATCTAGTAAATATGTAAAATAATCTTTTGGAGACATACCATGTATTTTATTTTTTGCACGCTTCATTCCCCCAAAATCAAATACCCAGTTACGGTGATCTAACTCACCCTCAAACCATACTCGAAATGATACTGCATACCCGTGCAGGAATTTACAATGTGTATCTTCTGCTCGCCATTGACGAAAACAAGTTGAGTATCCATCAAATAATTTTGTTGATTTAAATTTTCTCATTTAATTTTTATTTAAAAATATTAATTATTCTTTGTATTTCCAAACTGTTTGGTATGTTCTTTTATATTACTCCATATATGTGGATTTTTATTTTCCATAGTTTTTTTGTAATTTTTATTCCTTTATTACCCTCTGGAGAGTTCAAATTCTTCACATATTTTAATAACATATTCTTTTACAAAATCCCAACTTACTAAAGTTCCATCATCATCAGCATATTGAGAAGGATCTTCTAAACCTAATTTAATAAAGGATTCAATACGTTCAATACTTGAACCAGATTTATAATCACTTACCCATTCTCCATTACTTAATTGAATTGGATTATAACTTGTATTTGTTCTAGAATATATTTCTTTATAATCCAAACCCATAGATTTACATTTAATAATTCCATCTTCCAAAACACCTGTTTTATCTGTAATATTATATGGTGCGTAATAATCTACTTTGTCTGAATCCCAATTCCCAATTTTAAATGCATGTTCTAATGCTATACGGAATTCTTCTGAGCAATCTGGGTATATTCCGGTTTGTTCTTTATTGTTAAAATCACCCATGTGTGTTCCCAGGGCGATTTTACATGGTTCCCCAGTACGTTTAACTACAGATAAGGCCACTGCATATGTTATTGCAGCAAATATAGCATTTCTGTTTGGAACTACTGTTGTTAGTGCGTTTTTATGAGCATAATGACCTTTTTCCATCTCCATAGAATCATTATCTATTAAACCACTCACCAATAAATTAGATAAACCATCCAAAGTTATTATTTGATGTTTTAAATTATATCCTTTATCTTGAAGATATTTTATAAGGGATTGGGCCCGTTCAAGTTCTACACTATGTTTTTGACCATATGAATATGATAAACATATTACTTCATGATCTGTATTTAAAAGATTTAGTAAAAGGGTAGAGCTATCTAAACCACCACTTAAAGATAATACTGCATATTTATTTTGTTTATTCATATTTTCATAATTTATTTGCTATTTTTTTAATTGTTTCTTCATCTTCTGCACTCAAACGTAAACGAGCATATTTGCTTATTAGTTTTTTTACTATTTGATGCCATTCTTCATCCATTGGATTATTTTTCTTATTTACATTAGGTCGTGTGTGGGAATTCATACTCTAAAATTTAAAATGGTAAGTCATCGTCTTCAAGATTTCATGCCCAATCAATACCTCCAGGAATTGGGTCTGGTTCTCGAAAATAGAAATCCAAGAAATCTTTAGGGTACAAATGTACAGCACCCGTATACTTTGGATTAGAGATTTGACGTTCTTGTGGTTTAATACCACCTTGATAAGCTGCTTGTGCAACTTCACCACCTAGTTCTTTACCCGCAGGTTTTCCTAAAAAGTCGTAAAGAGACAAATATTCTATTTTATTTTCCATAATTTTAATTAAATATTTTCAATTAATATACAATCTATTCTTTATATTTCCAAATATACCCTCCAGAAGTTTGAATTTTTCCTTTAAGTACTCTTTGAATAGATGGAGAGTTGGTAGATTTTACAGCTTCAGCTTGGTAAGACCATTCTTTAATAAATACATCGCTATACCTCTAGAAATTTCTTAAACATTTTTACATTATGATATACTAAATCTACATTAATATCATCAATAGAAATATTTGAACAACTATTCATGTTGGGAATTGGTTTTTCATGTAATCCATTAGTATATTTGATATTATCAATTGCAGCCATAATTGGATTGGACGTATCAATTGATTCGATACATTCAATGTTTTTATACATAGGGAATTCAAAAACTCCAGCAGTTCCAAGTAAATGCACACGATCAAATTTAGTTAATATTTTTTGTTCGTATAAAGATGAAAGTACAATAAAACGTCCAATTGCTTTTCCAAGATCTTTATTTGGGTGTGGACATACCTCATTATAGTAAGAGGCACCATATGAATATGCTATTTTCTTGTATCCTAGATCTTTATATGCTTTTGTACAAAGTATAGTCTCATGCATTGATTTTGCTTGCACTACCACAACTTTAGTTACCTCTTTAGGTAGTTCAACAGTTGCCCATTGTCTTGCATTTCTAACTGAAGCATCTTTATCTTCCCATACATCTGGAATAAAGACACATTCTGGTTTTAGTATATTGATCCATTTAAGGAGGATTTCTCCTCCAATAGCATATCCTTTTTCATGCAAGCTATTATCTAAATAGATAGGGATACCTTCATCTCTACATTTAATAAAATGGTTTCTATATTCTTCATTTTCTTCTAAAAGATGAACCAATGCATATTGGTAGTCGCAAAATTTGAGACTATTTTCCAATAAACAAAAAGGAACTTCATGACTTATAAGAATTTTTTTCATATTATTTTAATTTAAAGCAAACATATATTCTTTTTCTTCAATCTCCACATTTTCAGGTGTTGAAAAACGAGTAGCATCATAGCCAATCCAACGCATACCCCATTTTGTGGTACCTTCGTTTATCGCGCCTTTAATAATGTAAACTCGTTGATCTAGTGCGTTTACATATTCAGATTCGACTTCGTATTCTTTACCTTTAACAACGTTAGCTCCTAAAGGTTGATTTTTGTCATTAATACAAGTTACTGTTTTCATATTACCAATTTAATTCATGATTTACAACTCTTAAAGCATAGTCATTTACTCTAGGATATCCTGTATTGTAATATCCAAATACAATAGGCCAACTTTTATACCTATTATATAATCGTCTTAAGTACCCCATTGATGTTCTGATATTGTATTTTAGATCTGTTCTCAGTTGAATACGTGAGACATTATCATTATTTAAATATCGAGCAGTTGAGAGTAATATTTGCATTGGTCCTTCGGCACCAGTTGGTGAAGTTTGAGCGGGATTATAATTCCAATGAAATGGACCTCTATATCTAGTTTCAGCATATGCTATTCCAAAAGCATATTTTAACGGAATATCGAATGTATCAGCATATGTTTTAATATATTTGTACATTTGCAAACTTGGAGGTGAGTTTTGGTCTATACTGTCTGGAATGCGTGTTTTTTGGGTAGTTTCTTTTTCCGGTTCAGTAACAGTAAAAGTGGTGACAGCTACTGCTCCCACCACTAAACCGATTTTAATATTATTTACCAGCATTTGTTGCCTCTTGGTGAATACGATTTGCGTACATTCCAAAAATGGTTTGACCAATTTTATCGGAATATACAATATACTCTCCAGTTGATCTTTCAATCATAATCAGTTCATTTGATTCATTAACTGCGATTGAAATTTCTTCAGGTGAAAACGCGTGAGAGTATGGGTTTTTTACTTTAACTACTCCTTTTTTAGATGATTGATAAATTCCACCTAATTGAAACATAGCGGTTCCTATAGATACAACGATAATTACGTTTAGAGCTGGTTTAATGATTTTTGAAATTGATTCTCTGTTAATTTTCATAAACTTTATTTTTAAATTATACTTAAATATACGACTTATTTTTTGGAAGGCCTACCTCTTTTTTCTTCTTGTTTACCTGATTTATCAAATGTTTTTAAACAATACATATAAAATTCTTCAGTTGTGCCATTGAATTCAATCACATGATCATCATATTCTTGGCTTGTCATAACAAACTCACGTAAAAAACCTTTCTTCAACTCAACAAGTAAATCTTTTTCAAGTTTGTTAAAATCTTCCCATAAACGTTTTCTACGAGCTAAATCAACTCCGTTATTTTCTAGCAATTTTTGAATGTCTCCTTTGTATTCCTCTACTTTAGCGTTGATTTCTAACTCGCAAAGTTGGGCTTGCCAAAAGTAATGTGAAAATTCAAAGTCGCCATTTTTGATTTTATCAAAAAATTTAGCGCCTTTAGGTAATGGTGTGTTTTTTGATGTAAAACGTCTCCACCACATAAATTGATTGTAATTTAATGGTTTGAGTTTTTTTATCTCCCGAACAATTACCTTGGGATCATTTGTTTTATATAACATAAACTTTATTTTCTTAGAATATACAAAAAAGCTTGTCATAGACAAGCCTTTTAATTTATTTTCCTTGACCTTTATAAAGTTTTTTATATAACTTTGAGGATTTTAATTTTGATGTCTTGGATGTTGAATGGATTCCAGGGTTGGGTTTTTTTAGTATCCCCTTTTGCAACTT